GTTTCCGTAAAATCCAAACGAAATGGCGTTTGATGTCGAACCGTCTCCGCGGTGCAGATAATCGATGTGGCACGAGTTATTTACCGACGCCGCTTTCCCGCCGTCGAAAATCGCAAGATTGCTCGTGCTCCCCATGTTTGGCGCGAGAAAACGAAACATGTGGCAGTTTGTATATGCGTCCCAGGTCGCGGTCGTCTTGGAAATGTAAAACATCACATCTCCGGCTGATTCAAGACTGATAGGGTAGGACGATGAGGGGGCGACGCCGATGCCGATATATGGAAAACGCTGGCCGGCCGTGAACGTGTTGGCCGTTGAGAAGAGACCCGATATTGCAGTATACACGCCGCCGCTAGCGATTAAATGTGCGCTTCCGGACGTCGGTGTTGCGTCGACCGTCGTCAGGGGGTGGTATTTAGCCGAAATGGCGGTGCCCGCTTCGGTAAAGGCCGCGGCGGAGCAACCGTAGGTCGTCGAGATGGTGCCGTTAAAATCGTAATTGCTCACGGAACCGCCCGCGGCCGATACGTTCTGCGTCCTTATCCAGGCGCCCCAGGCCGAGGCGGATTTGACCCGCTCATAGACCAGGATCGAGCCGTTCGTGGTGTAGGCGATGGCCCGCTGATAGGCGTAGACCGTTCCGACGTTTGAGTTAACGTGATACAGATACCACGAGTAGGTCGTGTCGGGCGCGCCCGTGGCGGTGCCGTAGCCCGTGTAGAAACCGTTCCGCGTAATTGTGTTGAAATTTGTCGAAAGCGTCCCCGCGTAAGCCGTGTTGCCGTGGACGATGCTGTCGACGCCGTTTAGATAATAGGCGCTCGTGGCGTTCATCGTCGGGGCGATGATCTGCGAGGGGAACGTGATGGCTTTTGTATAGTCGGCCGAGTAAACCGTCCGTTTGCCTGAAGGGTAACCGCCCCAGATCTGCATACGATAAAGCGGAATGGTGTTCGCGTTCGCCCAGGTCGGCTGGAAGACGAAACGGATGGTTTTGAAAAGAGTCGATGAGGTCGTGTTTGACGGATAAAACGGAACGGTAGCGAATGGACAGTAGAGATGGCCCGGCCAGCCACTGTTCGCCGTCGTCGAGGCGGTAACGAGCGACCACGCCGAGTTTAGACAATCCTGCTTATAAATCGAGAGCAGAAACGAGTTTCCCTGGCCAGAAAAATAAAGGTAGAGCATGTCAAAGAAAACGTAGGTGCCTTCCGCAGCCGTAACCTCGACGGAAAAATAGGGCGTGGCGTTTGGGATGTAGATCCCCGAATCGGCGTCGCCCCCGAACATCTTCTGCTTGTTGACGTCGCTGAATGACGTGTATTCCGTCCAGGTAACGCCGTCGTTTGATGTGAAGAACTTGACGGCCGAGGCGGGTATGAACGCGGTTTTATTGTTAAATTCTTCCTGAAAGAGAGCCATTTCGGTGACGGTCGGCGAGCCTAAATTGCAACGGCTCAAACCGCTTTTTGTTTGCATAAAATTAAACGCGTTCGAGTTATTCACATAAGATTGAAGATAGTAATTCGTCGAGGTGCCGAGATTGTAGGTGTTGGTCGTCGTCGGGTAGATCGTCCGTCCCGCGAGACTCCCCCACATCGTCCCGCCCGCGAGCGGGAGATAATTTAAAGCCGGAATTCTGGCAATATCAAAGACCCCGGCCGTGATTTGGCTCGCGGTATAGGTTGTCGGATGATCGAGGACGTCGGCCCAATAAATCTTCTGCTTAAGTTTGTCGCCCGTCCCGCTTGAGTTTACTCTACAAATATACCCGATTTGTTCCGCCATTTTTTAAGCCGTATGCGTATCAAAATATAAATCCCCGGCAAGAAGCCCCGAAGGAACAGTTCCATCGGTTGATATGGAGATTTTTCTCATATAGGTCGAAGTAATGACATTCCCGGACGCGTCGGCGGTGGCCTTAGCCGCGGTTGCGCCCATTCCAAGATAAAGACTCGATAAATTATAAGCCGTTCCGCTTATAACTTGATAATAGTCTGCAAAATAGCCATTGCCGAAAAAGGCCGTGGTTGAGCCTAGATTGTGATGCGTAGAAGTTTCGGAAAGCAAGTCCCCGGTAAGGGATCCGCCGGAAAGGTTGAGTTTTGTTGCGAGACCATTATAGACAGCCGCCGAAGAAATCATTTTTCCCGTTTCTATAGCAGCCGGGGATGTTGAAAAAACCGACGCAAGAACGCCCTCTGTAATGACGTCATTCCCGGTCATTCCGGTAACGGTGGTGGCATCAGAGAGTTTAACAACGCCTTTGGCTACCGTAGTTGCGTCTTGATAAGTCGTTTGAATGACGGCAAATCTATACCTTCCCTCTGTGGTATTATAACCGTCATAAATAACGCGGTCTCCCACTTGTAGCGCAAAGGTGTAACCCGTCGGAGATCCTGCGCTTCCGCCGTCGAGAATCGTCCCGCCTTCTCCCGTGGCCAATGACATAGTCGGAGAAACGGTGATGTTTCCGGCCACTGAAACAATCGCATACATTCCAACCTCGCTTCTACCAAGCTCTAACATAGAAATCATGGAATTAAATTGGTAATAAATCCTTTCCGTGGTGTTTTGCTCCGAATCGGTCAGATCAATCGTGCCATAATAATATTCTCCGTCAAAAACCGCGTTAGGAAGAAGGGAGGCGGATATCTTTCCGTCGGATCCGGTCTTGACGATACCACTCGTCCCGTTATAATTGGCGTCCGTTATGTTCGCCATTAAGGTTTTCGGCAAAAGTTTCTCGCCGGCACTTCCATTATATCTAAATAAATACCCGCTGTAATCGCTCATTTAGAATCTCCTTTGTTTTCTTTATAATTCCTCAACTGAAAGTCGAGGTTTTTCGTAGAATATTCGTAAGAAGCCCTAACCGCTTTTCCAAAGTCCTCGACCCCTTCCAAATAGTTTTCAAACATTCCTTTTATTTCGAGATATTTTAAATTGGCAAAATCTAACGCATCGGCCATGACTTTCATCTGAACCGCATTCTCATCAAGGGATTTCTTGGCTTTAGCCTGTTCTTCCTTTCTTATGGCATCGAGGTCAACCTTTTGTTTTTCCTTTAAGAGAGAGAGTTCCGAGTCCTTCTCGTCCGTGATTTTTCCGCATCTTGCGGTTTCCGCCTCGGTTTTGTTTTTTTCCTTTTGAAGTTCCTCGTTTTTCTCGGTTTCAAGAAGAAAATATTTGCTTCTCTCAATTTCAAGGGCGGTTTTGGAATTGGCTTTTTCATGATTTACGGCCTCGTCTTTTTCATCAACAAGCCGATCGTAATCGTCTTGACTGCCGGCAAGTTTTTCTGCGAGTTCCGCCTTCGTTAATTTTAAATAATCATTCGGATTGTGTTTCATTTTTCTTCTCCTCATATTCCTTCAGTTTTTCGTCCATCATTCTTTCGTTTTTTTCATCGCTCGATTTACGACATAAAGCGGCGATTATAGTGATAAAAACAATTAAAGGCAGTATTATCAATAAAAACACGTAGCCCCACTCGATTTCCATTTTACTCCTCCTTTTGAAAATAGACGTCACCCGACACTACTATGCCCGCGATTATCATCGAGGCTATTTCTTCTTCCGTTCCTACCTGTATTTTTCCCCCTCCCGCTTCCTCCGTTCCGTAATATTTAATGATTACCGGACTTCCAATTCCGTTTAAGGCTATCTCGCCTTTAAGATCGGCCATTTCTTTTGAAAGGGCGGACAAAGCATTGGCGATTTCCGTGGCGAAGTCATACTCTATTACATTCTCCCCGTAGAGCGTCGATTCCTTTACATAGAGCGTTATTCTGTCGGAGACGATGATTATCTCATCTCCTTTACGGAAAGTGAGCCACAAGTCAAGCGAGCCGTAATTTTTCGTCATAGTCTGAACAAGCGGAATGACGACTTGATAGTATTCATTTGAGAGATAATTTACATTTACCGAGATTGATATTTCATTTTCCACGTCGGCGAATTCATTTTTATACGAAACATAAATCCCGTCAAAGTCTATTGTCTTCGGAAATAAAGCCCCTATAAAAACTTGATTATGAGAAAATTGCATGAGTTTTTTGTCCTCGACCTCGAGGAGAAGCCTCCCGTCGGCGTCAAACTCGCATTCTCTAAAATCTATCATTAGCATTCAACCCCCATTACCGTAATATCAAAAGTAAGGTCGAGCATGGACACGCGAGCCGAAAAACCAAGCCCGTCGGGCCTTGAGTCACCATATTGATAATCGACGCCGTACTCGGTGTTTATTATATTCATCACAGTCGTGCCGTCCCAACTAATGTCTATAAAAGCCGTCCCTACCCCAATCGCAACTTCGCCTTGCACCCCGGCAATATTTAATGCGTCGTCGTTTAAAGCAGAGGTTACTCTAACAACTATATGAAGGTTGAACTTGCTTGAAGCAGAAGATAAGGGGAAAGTATAATATACATCTGCCGAAGGAGTCGTATATTGCTGATGGTCGGAAATAATTTTGGCATTTCCGTTGGTTCCCGATAGAGCATATCTGTCGTCGAGATTTGTCCAAGCATTCCACGCGCTCCCCGTTTTTGTCCTTTCGTAAACTATCAAAGAAGGAGAAAAGGCCACCGCCCTTTGAGTCGCGTAGACCGTTCCCGTGTTTGAGTTTTGGTGTGTTACGTGCCAAGAGTAGTCTGTATTGGGCGCGCCTGTCGCCGTGCCGAAACATGTATAGAAGCCATTCTTCGAAAGAGAATTGAGATCGTCCGTTAAGGTTCCTCCATAGGAGGTATTTCCTTTAATCACGGTATCGGGTATTAAAGCCGTGGTAAGCGCGAGCCTCACCGATATCGTCGATGAAACCGTAAGAGTTACGGCGTAAACGTTCGACCCGATTACCAATGATCCGTAGGCCTTATTTCGATCGGTTTCTGCCATCAATATTCGGAAAATGGTAGGATTGAATACCGTTGATGACGTATCTTTTATGTACAAAACAAAAGCATTTACATTTAGAAGAGCGTTTGCCGCGGCACTTACCAAAGATGAATTGCTTATTGAATAATCGTTATAACCGCTCGAGGGAAGTGCCATTGAAGTGTCGGTCAAGTCTACCGCGTTAAGTTCCGCGCTCTCTATCGCCGTCAATCTCGTTTCACAGGCGGTTATTCCTTCTTGCAGAGTCGCGGCGATGTCGGTATCCTCTATCGCGTTTCCGGAGAGAACGGAAGATTCCGTAATTTCAAGAATTATCTGTTCACTGTAAAGTTGACTGACTATGTTTCCATTTGAAGCAATCCCCTCCAAAACAAGTTGGACTTTCAAAGTTCCATAATCGTAGACCATTGGTTGCGGTATCGGAAAGACCACATTATAGTAATCGTCCGACGTATAATCGGTATTGACATTGGCCATATATTCGCCCTTAACCTTCCCGTCCGTTCCGTAAAGGACGTAGACGATGTTAACCGTGGAAAAGGTTCTTGACTTCGGGAAAAAGATATTAAGGACGGAGGCGTTGTGCGAAAATTGCTTTACGGTTCTGTCTTCTGCGGGACTCTCGATTCTCAAATCATTATTAAGCGTTACATTTTTTACGTCCATTTCATCTCTCCTTGTTTATGGAAATCTCTATTTGCTCGAAGGGATCTTTCGAGTAATTTAATTCAAACGAACCCAAGACGGTAAAATCTCCCAAACTCTCATAGGGGTATACCGCCGAAGAAAACTCGGCGTTTCTCTTAACCAATCTAACTACGTTATATAATAAATTTCCGTTTTCATCAACATATGACGCATAATTTGTAACGTATCTTCTTATGATATTTATTGTTTCGTCATAGGTAAGATATGACACGGCCGAGTAATTATCTTCAAAACGGAATGTCATCATGTTGGAACTGTCGATTTTTGGAATGAAAACATAACCGCCAGCCGTGGACACCAGTATCCCGTCGACGTTTGAAAACCCATTTGCATAATCCGCGAGAGAACTTCCGTCATATTCCAATACGGATTTGATATATCCTTCCGTCGGTATCTCGTATACCCTTAATTCCTTGTTAAGTTTAACGCTTTCATTTAAGGCATTATAGTTTTTTGTAAAATGATAGTGCTGAGAGATGTTGTTTTCTCTTATGCCGACGGTAACGTTATCGAGAACGTAGTCTCCATATCTGTCGTTTATCGAATAAACGTCAGTGCCGTTTCTGTCTAGGGTTATCTCCCTGTTTCCAAGTCTGTTTTTCTTTGATTTCAACAATGAAACATATTTTGCGTCTTGAATTTTGGCCTCGGTTTGATTGTCGAGCAGAGAAGTCCCTTTTGCCCCTACCGATATTAAAAGATCGGCGGTTGTTTGATATTCGCTTTTAAATATCGCGTTTTTCCATGAGGGAACGGCCTGAGGAATGGCCGGACTGATGTCCAACGAAGATATCGAAGAAATTATTAGGCCAAAAGTCGGAAACGCTCCGTTTTTGTCGTTATAAACAAAACTTGGTATCTGCGAAGTTATTTCAGAAGCCTCTATTTGGCTCGCAAGTTCAGAATAGACTTCATTTTCGCTTTCGTCAACCGAAGGCATTGTAAATTTATCCAAAAGCATTAGTTGGTAAGTGCTTTCATCAACCAATATCCCAGTATCGTTGATTGCGAGAAGATGCTTTATTCCTCTGTTTCCTCTCTCGTAATAACAATATTTAAAACTTTCTTCATAGTCCAAAGTCTTATAATAATCAAAATCCACGCAGTAATCGGTTAAGTCAAAAGCGAGGCTTTTACTGATGTAAACCGTTGTTGAAATCCAACTTGATCCGTTGTAATAAATTACATCGAAGGCCCAAAACATATTCGGAAAGCCTATTTTAAATGAGTTTATTCTATAAATCGGAGCCAGTGTCTCAATAATGGCCCCGTCGGTGTTGAACAAGACGGCGTTGGAAGTGGGCTTTCGCCAGTTTTCCTTTACGGAGTTCGCGACAACAACGTTTTTTGCATCTGAAACAATCCCATTTGCGATGTCTTCGCCCTTGGCGGAATTGACGTAATAAGGCTTTATCTCTATATTATTCCCAACGGTATTTGGATCGTCGATAGATAGGGCTATTTCTTTCGTTATGGGATTAAAAGACGAAACTCTCACTGCTCTGTCCCAAGTGGATAGAAAAGCGTCAAGGATCTCTCTCACGGTATGGAGACCGCCCATAACCAATTCTTCGCTGCTTCCCGTAAACGGTATTTGAGAAGGCCCCGAAAGATAAAACCCGGTATGGAGTATTCTCTGATTGAGTTTTGACCTCAAAAGATAAAAGGCGGTCGTCGCGTCATAAATATTTGATTGGGCGTAACCGTCGATCCATATCTCGTCAATAATCCTCGTGGGTTCTATTCCCGTAATCTGCGTGTATCCCTTTTCGGTCGAGTTCTCATATTCAAAAAGCGAAAACGTCTTTACTTCATTATCATAAGGAAAAGTTATAACGTCCCATTTTTCAAATGACAATGAGGGGTCTTTTATATAAAATATGCAAGAATCTAAGGTATCGTCGATGTTAAAAGTGGCATTTATCGGGCCAAAAACGTCGTACTCGGTTCCATTTATCGCGGTTTTCATCTTCCGCCCCCCGAAATCACCTTGCCTATTCTTTCTTTAAAAACGGCGGTCTGCGTATTTCTATTGTTTATTTCTATCTGCCTTTGCCCGGCTTTCAAACCTAAATTCGTCGCTATCGCGATAACCGCCGCAGACCCTCCGATGACTCCGCCCCCGGCAAAAGCCGCGCCGATGGATCCCGCCAACTCGACTATGTTAGAAATGGAAGTCGTTTTCTGCTGAGTGACGTTGTCGCCCGTCATGTTTACATAATTAGATCTGATAAAATTAACCCCGTTTTTTACAGCCGAGTAGGCCGCGATAAAAACCGTTGATTTTTTAAAAGTCATCACACGGTTTCCTATCGAGTTTTCGGAAGAGGAAGAGTCCTTTAATCCAGTGCCGTCTCCGATGTCGCCGTTTTTCTTTTCGGCAATCGTGACTTCATACTTAGTAGACGTTTCCATTTCCGACCCCCATGACGAGAGAAAGCAAGGTAAGCCCCGTAAGCGTGTCGACCGACTTGTTTCCCTTTAATATGACAAGTCCTGATAACGTTCTGTTTGGAGTGTAGCCTACTTTATGCATTTCCCAATTATAGAACGACCCAGGAAGGCATACAAGTATGTCACCGTCGGCAACGGGCAGAATGTCGCCTTTCGAATAATATTTTTCTGACGCGGAATCATAAACAGTAGTGTGCGTATCGGCGGAATCGATGTATAGGGAATAGCCGTTAAGGCTCAAATTGAGGCCTATGGGAACATCGCCGAGGATGCTCCTCGCATTACTGACTATAAGCCCGGCAGTTGTTGCAATCGAAGAATTGGCCATAAGAGTCACTGCCCCGCCGTTTTGATAATTCGCGAGGTATTCTTCTTTTAAAGCATAGGAATGCCTTGTGGTTCCAAAAATGTCGCTTAATACCGAATAACACCACGCTTTGTCTCTCATGTAGGCGGAAAAGGAAATGGTTACGTTCGGAAAATCAATGTAGGTTTTTCCCGTTCCGTCGCTTTCTTCATTTGTGCCCGTGTTTTCCATACTGAATACGGGATCGATGAGATCCACCGAGTAATCTGTTTCGCCTACAGTCAAGGTGTAGGAAGGGTCGAGCGAAATCCCCGCTTTCTCGGTAAAATAAAGGGTTCCCTGCATCATCAGACGGCATTCATACCCATTACCGACCGGAAGGTTAAAGTCCATCACCACTGGCGCGTTCCATACGAATCTTATACGACAGCCGTCTATTGTATCGACCAACATATTTAAATCGTGGAAAAGAGAAAACATGAGGTTATATGATACATTAAACCCTGCGGTTTTTAATACATTAGAAGACGCGGCTTCTCTTTCCGTCCAGCAGTATAACTGAACGGATTCATTATAGGTTTTTGCAACAAAGTCTGTCTGATTAACCGTCCCCTCAACCAAAAGAAGAGGCACTTCGCCTTTTACAAACTCGGTCTCGTAGTTAATTTCTTTATAAACCTTGGATTCATAGCCATTTACCGTAAGAAGAGAATCTAGTTTACTTTGAAGATATGTGCAAAGACTTTCAAGCATTTTCCACCACCCCGTCTTTCTTAAACAAAACCAAAACATTTTCGGCTGTAAAGATTCTCAGTGATTTACGTACGGTATTCTCCCACCACTTCTCGTTTGGGTTGCTTTTCCCGTTCCATTTCGGAGATATCCATTTTTCGTTTACATAGGGGGCGTACGGAGCCTTTTCCCCACCCATCGATATTGTAAAAGTGCCGTCGAGACTTACCGTTGAGATTATCGTTGACTTAAGATTTCCGGTCTTGTAGGGGCAGGCCCATTTGAGCGTAAGGGCGAGCACCTTACCTATTAGAATTATATCCATGATCAAAGCCTAAGCGTAAGTCGCGTAGTCTTCCTTGGGCTTTTTACAAATCTTTTCTGCGAATCATTATCCGTTACCGATACGCCTTCAATTAGGTATCTTTCGCCGTAAATCTCTACATAATCGTTTATGTTAAAATTTAGACCTGAAACGGTCTCTATTACTCCTCTGGTAATCTTTTTTCTTCTTCCGAAATCGTCGCTTATCGTCGTTTCAAAAGGCGAGACATCCTTGCAGTCGAAATAATCAAACTCCCTCGTCAAGGATATTTCATTCGGCAGGACGTTTGCTTTAATGAGTTTCGCCCTGTTTTTGTAACGATAATCAGAATAAATTAACATTATGACGCCTTCCGAAAGATGAGGTCACGACCCCTATTGCGCGGAGATTTGAGATTATATAAAAGGGAAAGGCGGGCATTTGCGTGCCGTCGACATTATAACCCCCGGTTGCGTATAAGTCTCCTGTCTCGATCATATATTCGAGATAATCCAAAACAGCGTTCTTTATGCCCGTTTTCTGACTATCGGAATACAACGTTTCGTCATAGGTTTGGACGCTTGTCATGTTAATGGCGTCCTCAACCCTTCTTTTCGCGGTAGCGATGATAATAAGAACGGCGTTCTCCGTATCGCTTCCCCTAATCACCTTATCAAGGTTTGTCCCCGAATGATTCAGGAAGTCGGCTTTTGTTATTTCAATGTCCATTTTCCCTCCAATTGGGAGAAGGGTTTTGCCCCTTCTCCCCCTTCAGAATGCGCTTAATGGGTTAAGATAAAGTCCATTTTGCATATAGCGTAATTGAACTCCCGCCGTCGGCGAGATCCAAAACGCTTGCTGCGTCGGCATAATCGGTTCCGGTTCCGTCGGCGGCCTTATTCCAGCCGGAGAACGTGTTACTCGATTTTGTAAACGTGTTAGCGGTCAAAGCGGCCGCGGTTCCGAGAGTCAGGGTTTGATTCGCCATAGAGCCGGAACCAGTATTGGCGTTAAATACCACCGTGTAAGTTTCAACCGCTTTTGAAACGTAGACGCCGTAAGTTTTATTGGTAGGAAGGAACAGATCGTCGAGCACCCTTGCCTTTAAAATATAAGAATCGGCGGTGTTGTTGTATTCCGGCGAAATCATCGATACATTATGATGTTTGATGACCGGGAAAGAGCAGTTTACGTTGACGTATAGGAAATTAAGCGCGACGGCTCTGGACGCTTTTGAATATCCGCCCAGTGTCCCGGTTCCGTTGCCGGAAAGGGTAATGGCACTGAAAAATCTCTTGGGCGGAACAACAATAATCGGGCTTCCTTCGTAATAGCGGACTTTGTAGGTGATTCCATTGGCCGCGAGATAATCCCCTTGCGTGATGAAACGACTAATTAAAGCCGTTTCTTTAAGGAGTTTGTCGACCCCGGTAGAAATGAAGAATACAGCATTGGGGCCAGTCGGGACTTCCTGATCTTCAAAAGCCTTTATTGCGGTGTTGAAAGCCTTAATGACGTCGTAAGTGCCTCCGTCGGCCGTAAGAGTTGCGGAGCCGACGTTTCCGACATATGCTCCCTGTGAAAGGAGCGAGAACCGAGTGGCGTCGATCTCCGGGATTTCCTGCGTGCGGGAGAACTCACTCGCGGTGTTCGCAAGAACGAACCCATTGACCTCTTCGTCTTCGCAGAAATCGATTGAGAACTTTACCCCGCGGTCATTTCTGATGGTGAAGGTCTCCCAAGATACGCTGATCGATCCCGACGGATATCCGTCCGTCCTCGAGTATGTTCCAAGGCCGGAAACGGTAATTGCGGGGACTTTGACGCTTGCTTTTCCGACAAAATCAAATTGCATAAGTTTGGGGTTACGCTCGAGAACTGCCGAGCACGCTTCTTTCGCAAACTTTTCGTCGAGAATATCCGGCAAGTATTGCACTATTTTTTCAATTGACATTTTTTCTCCTTTGCCCTAATGGGCGACTACATTCCAAAAAACTTTTTCTTAATTTCTTCTTCCTCGGAGTCTTTGAGGTTCCCGTCGGTTCCGTGGGAGCCAATGGCCTCCACTCCCCTTCTTTCGCCTTTTGACTTCCACTCGGGATGGGCGTCGACGTATTTTTTAATAGTGGTTTCCGACACTTCTTCCCCGTTCCCCCTTATAAGGGCGAGAACGTCGCCTTTGTGGACTTCCACTACTCCGAGATCGCTGAGATACTTGAGATTCTTAAAGGCTTGCGCTTCCTGAGCACTTTTTGCCAACGCCGACTTTTGCTCTTCGAGTTCCTTTTCGAGTGCTGCAATTCGATCGTTGGTTCCTTTGCGCTCCTGTTCCCTTTCCCGATTGTAAGCCGAGGAATCGCCTTCTTTGGAAGCGGTTTGCGAGACGGATTTTTCATTCCCTTTTTGGGCGTCGCCGTTTCCGGCTTCTTTAGTTTCCGTTTGCGTCGTCTCCTGCTTGGCTTCTTCCTGCTTCGTTCCTTCTTGCTTTGTTTCTTCCTGCTTTGTCTCTTCTTGCTTCGTTTCGTCTGCCATGTTGCCCTCCTATCGGCGATTGCGTCGCCACTCGTTATTGATAGTGGCGATAACGTCGCCGCTCGCTATATAGACGGGTTACGCCCGTTAGACGCTTGAGTTTTCCGTGAGGTCTACAAAATCATTTTCGCCCGCATAGCAATTTTCGCTTAGCGGCGAAGAATAGAACGCGATGTAGTTTTTCCCGTTTATTTTGAAATTGTTTTTCCCTTCGCTTGTTCCGAAGCCGACGAGATAGTGGCTTTCAGATCCGTTTTCGCCCGTAAGGGTGATGAACTGAACCTTGTTTTTCTTGAAATCTTCCCAACTGGAAAACCCCGTCTGCCTCTTTGAATAGAAATCAAGAGTGCTGCCGCCTTTGGAAAGGTGTTTATCGGGACTCCCCTCGAGTTGCCAATCACACGAGGCTACGCCATAGCCCCAGTGGTCGCTTCTTCTGTAAACGCCTTTTTCCGTATACCAGTATTCACTCGACACGTTCCCGTCTCTATCGAATGACACATGGTCGGGTTCTTTATCCAGGGGCTCAGAATAAGAAAACGTCGTTTTGGTGTCGAAGAAGAAAGTCTTTTCGTCGGCCTTTGACGCATCGGCTTCCCTGGCGTCTTCAACCGCCTTATCCGCTCTTCTTTCGAGTTCCGCGAGGTAATCACCCTTCTCGTTGTTTTTAATAGCCTCCGCGTAATCCCGTCTCGCTTTAAACGCCTTTTCAGCAAGCCCCCATTCGGATTCGGCCGCGAATTCTGATTGGGTTTTTACCTCCGTAATCTTTGCTTCTTTTTTGAACCCCGGTTTTTCCCTTTCGTAATTTCTCGAAAGATAATCGTCTTTCAGAATCAGTTCCCGAAGTTCGGATTCCGCGGCGTTGACTTTTCCCGCAATGGTTTTGTAAGACGGAAGACCCGGAGGCTTTCCCTTGAGCATTTCTTCGGGGGATATTCCAAATCTTCTTTTGAAAATCGTCGCATATACGGGCTTGGTAAGCGATTCCTCGGCTTGAGCGTATTGCCCGCTTAATTCCATCTGTGTTTTTTTCGAACGGATGTATCTCTCAAGGTATCTTTGCTTCCCTCTGTCCTTCTCGGCTTTGATGGACTGTTTCCGCGACGGTGAGAAAAGTTCGTTATCATCAGACACCGGGGAAAGTCTGTGCCGACAATTCCATCTCGTAGTCAACCTTACGGGGGCGGCAATGATATCTTCAACCGCCACTAAGTCGGGATACTCGGATTGATATTTTTTTAGAACATAGACTTTCCCTTGAAAGGCGGCGTGATCCTTCGCGGAATCGGCGTAAACGTCGCACCGCCATAGTTTATTTCCGCTTTGGAGCATTTTTTCTGTTTCCTTTGAATTGATGTCGACTTGTATTTCCGCATTGACCGCCGACTCCAAACCGACCTTTTTGCTTTCGTAAACCTCATAGGGGGGGTTCTTTTCCGCGGCCACCATTACGGCTTCCGTAAGGCTTTTTTTCTTCAAAGCCCCCGACGCTATCAAGGAAATCATCGCTTCTTGACTTCTCAATACCATCTCACCCATTTTCCCCATTACTTCGTTTGAGTCGATGGGGTCGAGTTTTAATGTCCGATAGACGTCTTTGGTGATTCCGGCCATATCCGTCTTATGCGAGACGATTATCTTAAGAAGCCTTTTTTTCAGTTCTTCCGACTTACTTTTTTGAAATGAAGCCCATTCCTTTTGGCTTGATGAAAGGGAGGTAAATGCCACCGCCAATAACGCCGAGCGCATTTCGTCCGCGACTTCTCTGTATCTTGATGCGAGACCGACGGAAAAATCTACCTTATCCATCAAAGTCCTAACGAGGAGAAGTCAACGGCGGAAGACGAGGCCTTCGCTTCCTTAAGCCTTGCGACCTCCTTTTCCTTGTCCTCATTCGACAGACTGTCGCCCCAAAGTTCTGAAACAAACATCTCCTCTGATATTCCTCCCGACTGATAAAGAGGCAACAACGATTCTATACGGCTTTCAAACGACGCGTTGGCATATTCGGGAAAATCAACCGTGAAATCCGTTTTTGAATAAAGAGCGTCGGCGTCCTGCCTTAGTTCGTCGCAGGCAAGAACGATATTGAGTAGTTTTGCAATGATTTTTCCTTCGATCCCGGCAAATCTGGCCACGGTCTTGGAGGTTATCTTTTCTTTTTCCCTCTGCGCAAGGTCGGTAGAGTTCCGCGCGACATCCAGCCCTATGGTGGCCATCGAGAGAATCCCCGACAGGGCCCTCTGCATAACCTCGATTGCATAGGTGTCTATTTTAGAAAAATCAATATCATAGAAAGAACTGTGCGGAGCCTCGGGGATTCCGGCAAGGCTCTCGGCCGTTTTATAATAGATGTATTGCTTTCCGTATACGCCGGGTTTCATTTTCTGCCCGGTGTTCGCGTCCACTTCCAACGAGGCGACGTCGATATACTCGACGGGGGTCATCGCCCGCATTATCGAGGCTTCTTGGCTTACCGCTTGGTCAAAATCGTCAAAGAGGTCTATCTTGCCTCTGAAGATTGACGTCCCCCTCTCTGTCTGACTGTCGAAATTATAGATACACGGGGTCGCCAACATAAAAGAAATGTTGTTGAACCTAAGGGACTTAAGATTTTTTGTCTCGTCCAAAGCGGACAGATCGACTTCTTTGAGATTATCTCCTGTAAGACAAAAGAGGTTATATTTGATTACGGCGCAGGTTTTTTCTCCGTCCTCGTCTTCAATTTTTTCCGTTGACCTTTCTTCTAAAAGTTGATAGACATGCCCGTTTTTTCGATAATACCTTTTTCGGGTTATCGCCGTGCAGACGGATCCTTCGAAAACAAAATCGCACTCCGTTCCAGGAACATATTCGATTATAGGAAAATCAAACCTTGGGACGATATTCACAAAAAAGGCCCCGTCACCCAACACCGCCATCAGTTTAATCTGATGCGACAGAATTGACTTGAAATTGTTTAAGTCAAGTATTTCGATTGCCCTTTCGGCTTTTGCTTCGTTTTCCATGCCCGAGGGCTTGATAAGGGTGGGATACGAAACACAATTATCAATAGTGTCGATTATCATCCTAGGGAGGCCTGAGTGGGTCTTCTTGACACCCTCCTCGTTATTCGTATACCAATAATAGTCTCTGAAGTTAGGCCTTATATCGGCACTGAGATAATGCCTCTCGTTCATCAGCCTTTGATAAAAATACCGAATGACGTCGCCATTTCCGCTATACCAGGCTAGGTTTTCATATTGCTCTCTTTCCAGATTCTCATCGTTAAGATGAAGAACCTTGTTTTTTAAAGACGGGTCGGTTATGCCAAAAACTTCGACGTCTTTAATTCCGAGCCACATTTGCATCCTTTGTTTTAGATAGTTACCCAGTCCCATTTTTTAGACCTTCCTATTGAGCCGTAACATATTATTAACTAATGAGTAACATAATGAGTCGTAGTAGTCCATCTCGGGTTGATTCTCATCCTCGGGGAGACCGTCCTTCCCATAGGTGAGTTTTGCCAAAGCCCGTATGTAAATTATACATCTTGGGGCAAAAGTCAACCGTTTGCTTCCTATCAAGATAAGGAGGAGTTCCATTCGGGCCTTTCTCCCTTGATCTTTTCCAAACTTTGGAACCTCACCCACGGGGGCGTACACGCCTTTTTCTGCGAGAGATTTTCTCAAGGTGGAAAGCATTAGTTGGATAGGGCCGTAGGAATCGAGCCATATAGCCCTCAGCCTTCCCTTGTTTATGAGCGATTCCGCGAAAAGCGCAATGAACGACGACATCTCCGCCACTAAGGCGTTTATTTCCGTTGATTTGCAAGTGAGCGTATCGATGATCTGGACTTCCGAATAGTCTCTCGAAAACCCCGCTATTGTGATTACCGTGCCTCTTTTTATCTCATTGTTTCCAATATCGATTCCGATCTCATAAGACTCATAGCCGTCCTTATTAAGGCCGTCGGGAGCCAATGCCCCGTCTTTTTTAACAAGTCCGTCGGGGTAATCCCTGTCGCTTAATTCCGAGGCGAAGATCGCGCCTTCCGCCTTTCCCCTCAGCCCGAGAATCTTTATATTATAATAGTGAGAATTAAGCGGATAGATCTCGGAAGCCTTTCTGATCTTCTCGTCCGTCATCACGGGGTTGTCTTTCATGTTCCAATGGAAGTAATACCACCCCTCTTTATCCGGGGATTTTACTATATCGGCGAGTGTTGTAGGGGGCACCTTTCCCAAAGGTTTGCAATAGTTGATATAGTCTTTATATATGAAATGGTCGGGGTCGTCGCCGTTTAGCGTCCATACCGTAAAGGGGTGGTCGATAGAGGTCTGCCTCGCGAAACATTCCCTTATAAAATCCTCGTCTGCAACATTGACCTCATCTACTAAAATGCAACTGATGGTTTTCCCCAGTATCTTCTCCCATGCGTTTTTTTTATCATAGCCCGCCAGAAGTATCTTCCCTTCTTTTCCCTTTATATTAAGATATGCGAGATAGGTATTCCCGATAGCCCCTTTTGAAAGGGTGAATATCCCGGGGTAGGCCGATAGAAGCCCGCACCCGTTGGATTCCAATATGTTATCGGTTATCGCATCTAGATCCCTCGCCGCTATCAGATGGACTAAATCGTCGCTTTTCAATACCCTCAGTATGAAGGCCGTTATCGCGCATACCGTTTTAGACGACCTTACCGTGCCTTCGAATACCTCGAGTCTCGTATCGTCCCTTTCGGCCAATGCCAAAGCCTGTACATGCTTATCGGTGAGGTGAATCATCCGTCCACCCCTTCCACCTTAATTCCTTTAAGTTGATCGAATATGCCCCCAATGTTCTCCATCGTCTTAGTATCGATGACTTGCTCAACCGTTTCTCTCTGCCCCAGATATTGTTGCCCGAGCCATTTGCACATCATCGCGTTTCCGCTTTGAGCCGCGTTGAACTGCATTTTTCTAATATCCAACTTCCCCTCTGCAAGTGCCTTATAATAGACCTCGTTAAACCGTTTGTTGTTCCGAAGTTCGGATGGGTCGACACCCAAAAGATAGGCCACCTCATGTAACCCGCATTGGAGGTGACCCCATTCGATAACCTTTCCTTTAACCTCCTCGTCAAGGTCTTTTCTCATATACGCTTTTTTACCTTCTATCTTTTTATATGCTCTATATATACAAAATTGGGGATATTTCCCTTCAGTTTTATTAATATACAAAAAAGAAGGTTTTGTCAACCCCTTTTTTGAAATCTAAAAACCTTCTTGCAATTTATTTAACCGCTCTTACACCCGCAAGACTTTTAACTGCTATTACGCCTCTCTTTCTTCGGTAAATATCACCTTATGGTTTGAGTGAGGGTTAAAGGCGTTTTTCTTAGTGGCAGAATATTCTTCTATCAATTTCTTCAATCCTTCGGCGTAATCTTCCTCGCCTAACAATTGGGAAATATAGTCGTCCAATTCCCCCCCTCCTCCGGCCTTGCCTTTTACGATCTTTTCCTGAATGGCTATAAAATCGATAAGCATATGACTGAAGTCGTCCAAAGAGAACTCCGTCATTTCATTTTCCTTTTTGTTGATTATTTTTGATAAAATAACCTTCATTTTCTCTCCTTTGCGATTCCGTTCTTCTCTTCCGGCGGTTTATAGTCAGAAAAGAATTTCTCCAATATGATGATTTGGTTACGCGATATCTCGTGATAGCATGCGACAAACTCATCCATCGTGCCGAGATAAGAATCCACCTCTGTTTCAATCGCGCCGAGAGCCTCTATTTCCTCGGCGGGTTTACTCCCGTATTTGGCTTCGTCGGCGCGAATCAGTCCTTCTTTAGAAACTAGGGGACGCCCGTCTTCTCCGAGAAAAGCATACTTGTTTATTATCTCGTTTTTCTTTTCTTCATAAAAATTAACGTCGGCAAGAAGGCTTTTTGAGGTCTTGTAGGCCTTAAGGGAAACCCTCCCTTCACACGGCATGTTGCCGATGGCATTAAGCACGTTTGACGCACAGTAGATTTCAAAAAGAGTTGATTTCATTTTGTTCCCTCCTTTTTATTTTAAGATCCTCTTTTGCCCTACTTGTTTTTACTCCATTTTTTGCGTAAATCCATTATGACCGCTTCCGCCTTTTTCCCCTCCTCGTCTAATTCATGAGGCTCCTCGCGTGCAGGCGCGTTATATTCAATCAAATCTTTTTCTAATCTATTCTCTCCTATACTATACTGGGTTGACCGTTGGTCTACCATTGGTATACCAGGTTCAAAAGCCTCCTTTTCGGCGTCTAAAGTGTAGGCTCCGTCACTCTTGATATAAAGCAGATTTCTCTCCTCCGTATAAGGCGTGGATCTGTGCCTATCGCTTCTTAAATAGTTGTTGATGCGCCAATGTTTAACGACGAGAACCCCCGACGGAAACTCGATAATGAACGATTTGGCGAGAAGGATTTCCAAATCATCCCCAACGGCTCCGATCATTCGCATTATCTTTTTCGGCGAATTGATGAAACCGTCGTCGTCCGCGTTCATCGAGAGATGAAAATACAAACATTGAGTGGACGTCGGCATCGACAGAAAGGCGTCGCTCTCCGTTATTGTTCTCGCGAACATCCTTTTATCGGCCATTCTCTACCTCTTTGATGAGTTCTTCTTTTGTTAAACATTTTGGATCGATCCCCGTCCCCAATTCGCGGTATTTTCGGCATAGTTCTTGGTAATCGTCCTCTTTTTTGGGGAGAAGATCGGAAGAGTAGAAATGCACGATGTTTTTTTCATATTCTCCGAAAACAAGTTTCATTTGCCCATCGAGCGATTCGTCGAGGCTCACCGATGTCACAAACCTATGAATCTGGTCTTTCGTAAGATCGCCGTTTGCGAGAGCGGTGTAAACATGCGACAAGGTCTTTCTCGCTAAGAAAAAGTCGTCGTCCTCGTAGGAAATCGGGAGATAAGTCCCTTCGGGTGTGGTGGTTATCCGCCTTTTAAGAACCCTTCTGAGAACCTTTCTATCATTTTGCACTTCTTTTATTGATGAGTATTCCGGCAAATGTTTTATTGTCTCTTCATCTTTTTGAACGTTTTTCTTGCCTATGCAGTAAGTTTTGAGATAATCGTATAAGTGCCACTGCCTCGGTGTAAGAGTTATTTCCATAGACCCCCCAATTTTCCCCTAGGACGCGTTTTTCCTTGTCATAGGTAATTCCTACCGACTAAACTTCTAAAACCTTCTACGGTGCGGCCCTGTTCGAAACCGAGCCATTTTTGTTCGCATTCTTTCTGCAGAAACCTTTTTAAATCATCTCTTTTTCCGTGCAAAGCGTTGTGGCATTCTAAGCAAAGATAGACGAAAAACCCGTTTTCCTCGCTCATGCTTCTTTTCGGCCCGCCATAAATATGGTGTTTTTGTGTTTGAGCGTGCCTTTTACAAAGATAGCAGATTCCCGGCCTCGATTCTAAAATACCCATCTTCATCTTTCCGCTTCTATCTCGGCCCCGTTCACTCTATAAACGGCCAAACGTCTTATTTTTCTACAATATAGAGGAAAGGTCTCACATCCCCTTTTTTCTAAGCAATCACAGCAGAAAACCTTTTCGGCGAAAGCGGAAAGATCATCGCCGTCTTCCGTAAGTTCCCCGTTTTCGTCAAAATAGTCTTCTTCGAGTGAGGAACATGAGCGACATAGGACTTTTTCCCCTTCTCCAAAATCGATGGGCAAACCTTTCTCGGTGTTTCGCTCGCAAATCGCGCATTTCATTTCATCCGCCCGGCGTCTTTCTCTGATCCGATTTCGGGAAGCGCAAAGGGAACCGCAAACTCCCCCGTCTTCCCTATGAGTCTTTTTTCGAAAGCCTCATATCTTTCATTTTCTTCCATGTAAAGAAGAAAAGCAAGATAATAGGATGCGTAAAGGGCTTCGTCTTGACTTTGAAAAACGGCTTCGGCGTATTTCTCTGACGTATTCTCCGAGACATAGGACTTGATGAATCTGGTTCTCACGTCTTCGTCTGTTATTCCCTTATCGTCCAATATGCCGTTGGCCTCGCAAGAGAGGGAGTTGTTAAAGGCTTCGTCCATTTCTCCTGCCTCTATACACGATTTCGAGTTGGCTATTTCGTGTCTTTCGCAGTTTCCAATGACCTTGAGGCACGCTCCGACAAGGGCGTTTTTAACGATTTTCTCATTACGGCACCCGCTCAAAAGACCGATTCCAAAATCTTCCGCCGACCAATACTCCCACCACGCGTCCTCGTCCCCGTCCATTGAGGGTTTGATTTTCAAAATTAGCATTTTCCTTGCGACGTCGATTGACGAAATCGTAAGAAAAAGACGCATTTTATTGTAGTCGAAGATGAGCCATGATTTTCCCCAGAAAGTTTCTTTAAGATAATTTTTCAAAATAAAATTTAAATCGAATTTGCAGACTTTCGTTGATAAAGCGTTCCCCATTTTATCCTCCTATTTTTCGCTGTTTGAAACGTCGCCCCATTCTCTTTCGTATTGGTTTTCAAGAAGCCTCAGTTGGAGTTTTGTGACGTTGATAAATTCCTGATTCGCGCTGTAAATCGCTTCGGCGACATCCCTTTTGAAACGGAGGTCGGCCACTTCTCTTAATCCGTAAACCACCTTGTCAATCAGAGTGACGGCCATCCCCCCGTCTTTCAGTTCGAGGGATTTTTTGGAAAGCGACATTTTGTAGTCCCTTTCCGCCTCCGCGAGTGCCGTTCCGGTTTCGGAAAGCCTTTTTATAGCCACCGTGAGTTCTCGGCTTTTCCCTTCAATCTGCTCGTAGAGTTCCATTTTCAGAACGGGAGATCGGGGTCGCTGAATGCAAGGGCCGACTTTCTAAATCCGGGCCCCTCGACCTTCTCTTCCTTTTTCTTCGAAGATAGAAAGTCCACCCTTTGCGCGCTAATCTCTATTTTTTCTCTTTCCCCGTCGCTTCTTGTAACCAGTTTCCCGGAAACGCCGACCAAATCTCCTTTTTTGCAATACTTGCCAACACTGTCGGCGACGGTTTTGAAACAAACGACGTCAAAGAAATAGGTTGTTTCATTTTCTTCGTCGTCCGCTATGCGAAAAGCACAGAAACTTTTCTTATCCTCTGAAGACGGTTTGTAAAAGGGATCTTTCGTAATTCTTCCGGTAATGTTAACGCTGTTCATTCTGAGTAATTTCCTCCCTCGTCCTTTGACGATTGGTTTTTTTGCGTTTTCTCCGACAGACGTTTCTCAATTCCGTCGAGTTCTTCCTCGGTGGGGGTTCCGTTCCCCTTATGCGTCGCCGAGTATTCCTTATAGGCCGAGTCTCCGTATTCCCTTATGAGGTTTTTGTATCTCTCCCTAAGTTTATCAATAGAAAGCGGCGAATCGTATGCGCCATTATGCGATGTTTCAAACGCGGTTTTTTTCAAGGTTTCGTTGAAAATGTTCAAACCGATTATCCTGTTACTATCGTCGTATGTAATGCTTTTTAACGTGAACTTGTCTCTTACGCTCTGAAAATCAACTATCCAAATAAATGGAGAGGTATATAATTCCCTTCCGATGCCCCAGTTCACGCAGGCTCTCTTAAATGAGTCTGACGCTTCGCCCTTTTCCTTTTCGGTTTCGCTCTCGGCTCCGGCGTCCCATTTGGTAACCCACTGATTGAGTTTGTAAGACCAAATTGATACTCCGCAATAAACAACATTCTTTATCTGTTTATGCTCTCTTTGCCAAAAACCCTTTCCCACCACCTCATCGAGTAGAGTCATGTCAACTCTCGCGTCTTTGTACAAAAGCAAAGAGAAACCTTGAACATTTCCATCTTTGTCTTTCTTGACGTTTCCAACCCTAACGTCTATTTCATCGGCTTTCAATGTGCGGAAATCCAAAGGAATGTCGGTGAGAATGGCCAGACAATCGTTGGCTTTCTTTAGTTGCTCTTTAAGCGTTTCTATGCTTTCTTGTTCTTCGTTCATTTCCCCTCCTTAATCCTTATGGCAACGGTCTTGGCGATTTTTTCTTCCCAGAACTCAGGATGATCTTTCTTCAACGAAACCTCGTCGAGAACCTGAATGCTCTTTTCCTGCGTGTATTGCTTCAAAATGTCTTCGGGAATCTCCTTTTTCACGGAAGAAGCCCTTATGACCTTGGAAATGGTTATATCGTCGTTTTTCCACATTTCTAACCCACTCTCGAGAAAGGCGTTTTTCAGTTCGGTTTCTTCTTCTTTTACTTTTTCCTCTATTTTCAAAAGAGCGCGCTTTTCCTCGACAAACTCGTCCAATAACTCCAACGCTTTCTCTTCAAAGGCTGTCGCGGCCGTAGGTTTCGCAAGGATCAGAGCCATGGTTTCATCTTTTGACAAATAAGACTTTATAAGGGCGGCGCATTCGACCTCGTTTTTCAAAGGCATATCAATCCATTTTGCGGAATCCTCCCTTATCCAGAGGCATGCGGCGGAGTCGCACTTTTCTTTTAGGGCGTTTTGGTATAACGAAAGTTGCCAAATGAGCGGATTTTCATGGATCTTGTAAACGGTTTTTATGTCAACCAGAACCTTTTTCCCTTTGTATTTAACAATCAAATCGAGTGTCCCCGCATAATCTTCCGTCCATACCATTTTTTCAGAATCGAGAATTTCAAACCCCATTTCTGCTTTGATTTTCAGGTATTGTTCAAAAAACGCTTCTTCTTTCCCGCCAAAACTTTCGGGGGCAATCACGACGCCGTTTTTTTCAAAAAGGGAAATATCTTCGTGAATCTTTTTCCCAAACTCCGCGGCCTTTTTCAAAATTGCTTGGGGGATATTCGAGTAATCATCGGGGAAAAGAAAACCTAAAATATCGTGAACTGACGGAAAAATCTTTGTTCCCTCGGAGTAAACGTGCGTCGATGGGTCGAAGTTCATTTTTTAACCCCTTTTATGAATTTGATGTATTTTTTGGGAACTTCAACCAAACATTTGAAGGGGTATTTTTTCCCCAAAATAGTCTCGTCCACCCCGTCGATCCCCTCAATGGAGACGAGCGTCAGTTTTCTTCCCTTCTCCCTTACGACTCCAATCGTTCCTTTTTTAAGCGATATTTCTTTTGACAGAAGTTCTTTCCCGCCGTCCGCATCTGGTTCTGATTCGTAAGACTGTACAATTTTGACGCTTTTCTTTATATAACATTTTTCCATTTTCATTCTCCTTTTTCCTTTTTAATCTCCCTTACTTTTACAAGATGCAGGTCAAACATCTGCTTAAACAAAAGAACCATTTCTTCCAATCCTTCATAATTTTCGCTAAATAATTCGATAGAACCGTTTTTGACAAAAACATTGGTTTTTCTCGAATGCCATACATATTCTTTATCGGCGTTTTTTTCAAAATCCAAAGAAAGAAGTTGCTGAATTGATCCGATATAGATGAAATCTAATTGGCGGTAAGTCATTCTTTGTCTAAAATTGCGCGAATTTTCGCAACGGTGGCTCGTCTTAATGGACGCCGACCGTTCTCAATTCTGTTAATAGTAGCGGTCGTGACTCTCGCCGCTTTGGCAAAAGCCTTCTGCGATATACAATGTCTGGCCCTGTAGATGATTACTTCGTTATCAGATATCACTTGCTTTGTTTTTTTTCTCATCCTCTCACCTGCGACTTAGCGTAGTCGCGCTCACGTTGCTCACGAATGAAAGTACGGTAAGCCCGAGCCCCCCACCATTCTCCGAGATCATCAAGCCTTGATTTCTCTGAGCATCCAGGCTTACGCCTCCGCGCTAGTTCGTGGTAACCCGCGCTGATTGCTAACTCTTCCTCTAATGTTAAGTCTTTTGCATCTCTTAAATCGCTCATTGTATCTCCCCCTTTGTTTTTATACCTAATTATACCACGCTTTAACGGTTTTGTATCAACTATTTTAAATATTTTTTTATTAATTTAAGAGCATTATTGTTTGTGCTATTTTTCCATGTCAATCAGATTTAAAATCTTTCGAACGGTAAGTGCCGACGGGCTTGCTTTCGCATGTTCAATATTGAAGGCCGTGACCTTTGTTATTTTGCATAAATTGGCAAACTTCTGAATTGAGATATTATTCTGCGCCCGATAATCGAGTATTCTGTCGGCAAGTTCTTTTAATTCCTGTTGATCTTTCATTAATTTTCTCCTTTTCCCTTTCGGGTTATATAAAATCTTCTAGTCCCATCTTTACTATCTGTAACTTGAACACCATTTTCGTAAAATTCAGCAAGTTGCTCTTCGGATATGGCGTCGACGTTTAAAACACCAAATAATTTTGTAAAATCGCGTATAAAGTCAATATCGGTTTTAGAATGATGATCGCCAAGCCGTGCCAGTTTTAGAGCGGCAGAATTAAGAATATCTCTTTTGAGCGTACGCCCTTTGCCAGTGACGATCTCGAGGATGATCCGAGACTCCCCGCGTGAAATGGCGGTGTCCAGCCAGGGGTATTGCCCAGAAAGCAAAATTT